TTACGAGGCATGGTTAGTGGGTTAGGAAAAGATGCGGAAACTTTATTTAATTCAAAAATTAATAATATTATTGGATTAAAATTAGCACCTAAAACAGGCATGATGGATGGTATTGCTTTCAAAAAAGCTGAATCTGAATTAGGTACACTAGCAAAAAATTATCGCTCTAGTGCATTAGCAAGTGAAAGAGAAATAGGTGATGCTTTTTTACAAGCTCAGTCAGAATTAAGAAATGCTTTAAAAGGTACAAATCCTCAAGTTCAAGCTGAATTGTCTAACATCAATAAAGGATGGGCAAATTTTACTCGATTGCAAACTGCTGGTGCTAAAGCAAATACTGCCGAAATGTTTACTCCATCTCAACTTGCTCAAGCAGTAAGGCAAGGTGATACTTCAGTTCGTAAAGGTGCAGTTGCTAGGGGTAACGCATTAATGCAAGATTTAAGTGATGCAGGAGTTAATATATTGCCATCTAAAACCCCTGATTCTGGAACTGCTGGAAGATTGGCTGCAATGGGTTTAATTGGTGGTGGTGCTTATGGCGCTCAACAAGGTTATATAACACCTGAAATGTTAGCAATTGGTGGTGCTGCTGCATTACCTTATATGCCTGGTGCTAGAAAAGTAATGACAACTGCTTTAACAAGAAGACCAGATCAAGCAAAAATAATTGCAGAACAATTAAGAAAAGTGCCATCTAGTGCGGTGCTTCCATCATTACAAGCCTTATCAAATCAAGGAGAATAAACAATGAGCAGAAACGGATCAGGGGTATATTCGCTACCAGCAGGTAATCCAGTAGTAACGGGCACAGCAATTTCATCTACATGGGCGAATAATACCCTTACAGACATTGCTAATGCTTTGACAGGGTCTTTATCTTCAGATGGTCAGACACCATTAACTGGTAATTTAAATTTTGCATCAACATTTAAACCAATTAATATGGTTGATCCTACAAATCTTCAAGATGGGGTTACTAAAAATTATTTATTAAATATTGATTATTCAGCGACTGGCACTAAAACATTTACAAATATTACTTACACTGGAACGCTTACAGGTGGAACAGGAGTTATTAATTTAGGTTCAGGACAGATTTATAAAGATGCTAGTGGTAATCTAGGGTTAGGAACAACAAATCCTTTATATACACTTGATATAAGAACTGCATCAAATAATGGATTAAGGGTAACTGATGGAACTTACTCAGGAACTTTTGTTGCATCAAGTTTAGGTGGAATGGCAATTACAACAAGTGGTGCTTATCCATTGCTCACTTATGTAAATGGTGCAACAAGAACTGTAACTGATTCAAATGGTCATTTTATATTTAATCCACTGTCGGGTATTGCACCGATGGCAGGTGGTGGGCCGTTTATTCAAGCAAGTAATAATGTTCAATATGGTCAATTTATTGCAGGTCAAACATCAAGTCTTTATTGGAATTTTGGTCGTGACAATGTAACTACAGGAAGATTCATTTTTGGTTGGTTAGGCACGCAAGTTGCTTCTATAGATAATACAACAGGTGTCTATACTGCAGTTTCTGATGGTAGATTAAAGAAAAACATTACACCAATACATTATGGATTAAAAGAAATTCTTGCTCTCAATCCCGTCATGTATAACATGAAAACGGAAGATGACACAAAGAAAAAACATATTGGTTTAATTGCTCAAGAAGTTAAACTTGTAATTAATGAATTAGTAGAAGATATTGATGAATCTAAGCAAAATTATGGATTAGCACCTCAAGAAATTGTGCCAATTCTTATTAAGGCAATACAAGAATTAAATGCTCGAATTGTTATTTTGGAAAGTAAAAAATAATGGACAATCAAGCCTTACTCAATATTGGAATATCTGTGGCTCTTGGTGTTTTAGGATGGTTTGCTCGACAGTTATGGGAAGCAATCCAAAGTCTTAAATCTGACCTTAAAAACCTTGAAATAGATTTACCTACTCACTATGTTCGCAAGTCCGATATGGATGCAAGGTTTGATAGACTTGAAGCAATATTAGACAAGATGTTTGAGAAATTAGATAAAAAGGTGGATAAATAATGGATTGGTTAAATCAAATAGCACCAGGCATTGCGACAGCACTTGGTGGCCCACTAGCAGGACTAGCAGTAACCGCCATTTCTAAGGCACTCGGTATTGATGAAAAAGATGTGCAATCTACCATTGAAACAGGCAAACTATCTGCTGACCAATTAACAAGCCTTAAACAAGCCGAAATTGAACTACAAGCAAAAGCACAAGAACTAGGATTAAACTTTGAAAAACTTGCTACAGATGACCGGAAATCAGCCAGAGAAATGCAAGTGTCAACGAGATCGTTTGTTCCAGCATTATTAAGTATTTTAATTGTTGTTGGATGGTCAGTAGTTCAATATTTTTTATTAACTCATATTATTGCTCAAGAAATGAGAGAGCTGGTTGCAAGGGTGCTAGGAACACTTGATGGTGCTTTAATGCTCGTTTTAGGTTTCTATTTTGGTGGAATACATAATGCTTCAGAAACAAATGAAATGTTACATAGGAGTACTCCACAATGAAAGATAACTTTGAATCCTCATTAATCCTTGTTTTAAAGTCTGAAGGTGGCTTTACAACTGATATACACGATAATGGCAATAAATTACCTGATGGTCGTGCAGGATCAACTAATCTAGGGGTTACTCAAGCAGCATGGGAAGCATTTGTTGGTCATCCAGTCACTTGGGATAACATGAAAGCATTAAACGCTGAGACTGTCGCACCATTTTATAAAAGAAAATATTGGGATATGGCACATTGTGATGAATTGCCAACTGGATTAGATTATCTTGTATTTGATTTTGCAGTAAACGCTGGAGTAGGTAGATCGATTAAAACTTTACAAACTGCAATAGGTGTTATTGCGGATGGTGCTTTAGGGCCATTAAGCCTATCTGCGATTAATAACTTACCAGTAGTGCAACTTATAGAACGATTCACAGATGCAAAAGAAAAGTTCTATAAGTCTTTAAATAATCCAATATATGAAAAGGGTTGGTTAGCAAGAGTTGTACAAGTTGAAAAATCAGCTATCTCAATGATTGCGTAATTTCTCGCTTGGTGGTTTCCATCCAAGTGATTTAAACCTTTCTAATACATTAGTGGCAACTGCTGGAACATAAACATATTTAGGATTTCTCCAATCAGGTTCAATCTTTTTCATTTTACTCCCTCGCTTATTTTCACATGATCAGGAAAAACAATTTTATGTTTAACTGCTGACTTAAAAGTAGTTACTCCTAAAGGCGTGTGATAAAACTTTCTTTCTAAACATCTTTCACGAATATCTACTTTCTCATCATTTTTATAATAAAAGATAAATGCGTGTGGATTAGCTTTTTGTATTTCTTTAATTGCATCCTCAACTCTGCGTGTGTAATAGTTTCGATCCTCTGTCTCTAAAGTGCTAAAGTCTTGCCCTCTGTACCCAGACGATGCTCTGATTAATAATTCTTTCTGCTCTTGCGTTAACATTGAATCTCCCTGGTTAAAAATATTGTCATACTACATAAAAATAATGCTACTAAAAAACAAAAGAATATCATTTTCATTTCTTACTCCTTTATTGTTGAGGACAATCTTTCGGCAAAAGAAATCATCCAGTCTGTTACATCATCACCGCCTTCTACATAAAACCGCAGCTCACCAAATTTTGATTTAACTTGCGTGGCTACAACTTGGTTTATTTCGTGACGATGCGCATTTGAATAGTCTTGTAAAGAACGACATAAGCTATCAATTAAATCGTACCAACCATCCCCACAGTCAAACCCCCAACACATACATGTGTCCGTTTTGTCCCAATTGCGTTGTGCAAATATCAATGGGTACTTATTGCATAATGCATCATCTAATTCTTGTTTCATTCCTCACTCAATTTCTTTAATTCAAATTCTTTATTCCACACAGTTTTAACTTTATCTGACCAACCATACTGCACCATTAGCATAGGTTCAAAATAACTTGGATGATTAACTATTTTTGAACGACT